TGGCAACGAATTTTCGAGTATGTCGATAATACAGAGTATGGCTTCTTGTGCATCATGTTGTCTCCCAATGACAAACCTTGGAAACTTGTTGACAAATTCTTCCAAAAGGCTATTCACGTTGAATGTAATTTTGAGTGTGTCATCCCAATACTTCCTGGTGAATTCTGAAAAGCCCTTCGTGAAAGAACATGGTCCGTTGTACCCTCGCTCAACAAATATAGATTTTATGATGGGTGCGTGTACCAGACATTGAAGAGATGTATTGAAGTAGCATGTGTTTCCAACATTGAGTATTCCCTTCATTACATTTTTTGTATAAAAAACACTTAAGACTAAGACGCATCTTGAGAATTGTAAGAAATAAAGATGAACATTGAAACGGTCCACAAAAAGATTCACAAGGTGTTCGGCGATCACCAGAATGATCCGAACATCGAAGTTGAAATGCGTCTCGGGAAGTTTAATGGAAAACTCTTCGATACGAATGTTGGGAAAGATACGTTTGATAGGGTTTATCGAGCTCTCGTAAAGTATCAGGGTTGGGAAAAGATCTACACTACACAGGAAGAAGTCTTTTACCGAGATCGTGACAACATTCGTATGTCGATCGACGAAACGTCGGGTGAACAGAAGATTGTTCAAAAAACTTCGGTCCACAAAGAGGACATCAAACGAATTAAGGGTGTCCCCTATGATGTTCGTATCGCGTTCAGTAAGGAAGTGCCTATGGAGATTGATGATTTCAGTGACATGGATCGGAAGCGTACCAAGCACCGCCAATCCTTTATCCGTAAGAACCTTTCCATCGATCTAACGATGTCAACTGGGGATGCAGTAGATTTGGATGCTGAAGACATGACCGATTACCAAATTGAATTTGAAATCATCAAACCCGAAGACGTGAAGAGTAAGAATGAGTTATTGAACATCATTCAAAAAGTAAATGATCTGTTCAAGGTATTTTAAAGTCCCGCGGGGCTATCATAGGAGCCGGTCACATCGAGACCCTCCAACTGCATACCCGAATCAACAAGCTCGATCTTCTCCTCCTTCATACCGGGGAGGGGGAGGGGAGCGTTCTTCATGGGAACAGGAACAACCATCACAGACTCTTCCTCCTCCTCAACAACCTTGGCGGGGGGAGCTTCCTTCTTGAGAAGCATGATACCCCATACGATCAGCATGAAGACAACAGTGTGTAAGACGAGGCCACCGAACTTGGGGCAGCCGTTAGGACCGGCAACCCATTGTCCGAGGAGACGACGCATTAGAATAAACGTTTGAGGGTTGGCGATGACGAAGAAAATCAACGCAGACATCAGAGAGATGAGAAATTTCTCTTGACCTTTCTTGCCATTGCACCCACATCCACAATCTTTAAAGAGACCCATTTTATTTTACCTGGAGAAAAAAATATACTTAAAGTTTCGGATCCTATAGAATATATAACCAACCAACAATGTCGCTTGCCATCCAAAAGTTTTCCGATTTCAATGCCAACAACGTTTCCTTCTCCAAGCTTCGTAAGAACAAGAATGGGGGAAAGGCTGTCTACCTCAACAGTAGCGACAACAAGAAGATCTTCGTCCAACTCCCCTTCATGCGTTCCCCATACGGTCTCAGTGCCTACACTGATGAGAGCACTGGGCGTACGAGCTACTCGCTAGACCTCTCCTTTGATCCCGACAATGCCGACTCTGTCAAGTTTCATGAGGCTATGTCCCAACTCGATGAGCTTGTTGTCAACACTGTCGCTGAGAACTCTAAGGAGTGGCTCGGTAAGAAGTTCAACGTCGCCGTCCTGAAGGAGGCTCTCTACAAGCCTATCATTCGTCCTGGTAAGGAGCAGTACCCCTCGACCATGAAGCTTAAGATTCTCACCAAGAGTGATGGATCCTTCGTCCCTGAGGCGTACAGTATGCAGCGTGAACGCGTCTCTCTTGACACGATTGAGAAGGGGCAGAAGGTGCTGGCTATCATTGACCTTAACCAGATCTGGTTCATCGATAACAAGTTCGGTGTGACGATCCGCCTTCAGCAGGTACTTCTTGAGCAGTCCGAGAAGCTTCCCTCGTTTGCCTTCCAGGGCCTCGATATTCCTGATGCGGTCGATGTAGAGATTGACGAAGAGCCTGAAATTGACGAGTAAAAAAAATATACATACACAATAGATGAAAAACATTATCACCATCGCACTCTTATTCGGGATCATCTATGGTTCGTTAGAGCCTGAACATTTCGAATTTAAGAGTATCCTCGACCCGTTTTACTTTTCGTTCACGACGATGAGTAGTGTTGGCTACGGGGACTATGTACCCAAGACGAACCTCGCCAAGGTGTTGGTCATGTGTCAACAGGGTATGATCCTGAATGAGCTCGTATTTTAGATACACATTGATAAGAAGGTACCAATCTTCTCTTGAATGTATAAAAATATATGACGTAATAGTACTATGAACACCCAGGTGAAGAAGCTTCTCAGGGGTAAGAAAGCGTGTGACCCTGCGTCACATCTTTGGTTGAAAAAGAAGAATGGATCCATGACCCGGGGTGCTGTAAAGATTGGTGAAGGGGAATATGGTAAGGTGTATCGTGGGTGCATTGATGATGACTGTAAAAAGTACATCGTCTACAAGGAAATCAGAACTCCTTCGTTGAGTGAAAAGACGAACAGCCAACCCCTTGCAAAGTTTAAGGCGGCACTCGATGAAATCAGTCCGAAGATGGAATTTACCATCGCGAAAAAGTTGGAGGGCTTCGGAGTTCCCAAGATGTACCTCTATAAGACGTGTGACAATAAGGACATCCTGTATTCCGAGTATGTGAACGGTAAAGAATTTAGGGAATGGATGATGACACAACCCAGTCTTCCCGCTATAAAATCAGTCATGGCCCAGGTAATCTATAACCTCTACCGTATCCAGAAAAAGTATCCCGGCTTCCGTCATCACGATCTCCACGGTGGAAATATTCTTGTTCGACCAGTTCCCGTGAAGGATATGAAAATCATGGGGTCTACGATTTCGAATGCCGGGTTCGAAGCTGTCATAATTGATTTTGGATTTTCAGTCTTTCCAAGAATCAAGAATCCTCTCGTCAATGCCAACAATTACAAGAACATCGGTATCTCGAGAAAGTCTGACAAGCATTACGACCTGCACTTTTTCTTGAACTCCGTACATAACATGGTTCGACAGCCACGGACCAAGACAGAACGTGTCGTGAAGACATTCATTGAAAATCTTTTACCCAAAGACTATCTCGTGAATAGGTCGAATGTTGTTCAGAACTATCGATTGAGAGGTAACAAAACTGTGAATCTGAGCTTTGAGAAGGTTTTGTCCAAACCTTTCTTCACCGGTGAAAAGGTGATGATCCCTACGACCAAGCCTAGACGTAGACCTGTTATTAAAATCAAAACTCTTACACCAATAACACCAGTGAACAAGGATGCGGCTAAAGCGAGAGCAATCGCAATTCTCAAGGCGGGAAAAGCGAAACCCAAAAAACGCCCCGGTATCGTTAGAGCACGACCTTGAAGACTCGCTTCGTACCCTCGTCGATCATAGACAGTACCTTAAACTTTGGAGTCTTGATGAGTTTCTCACCACTTTTAGTCATGAACGATTTCATCCGTTCAACTTCACCACGGGGCATTTTCCTGGTGTACTTGAGCGTGACATTCTTGTTTCCGATGGATAGTACAGTTGAAGACATTTTTAATATCTACATATACTAAAATATGATCGCGTTCGCTGTTCTCATTCTCGTCAACGCCTATATTCTTATGAAGACTGGTGCTACCCAGGCTGTAGCTCCCGGGGAAAAGGGATGGACTATTTTCGGGACCATGGGGTGTGGTTGGACTCGGAAACAGCTTGAACATATGAAGAAGGTCAAAAAGCCTTTCACATTTGTTGACTGTGACAAGGGTAACTGCGAAGATGTCGACGCGTTCCCTACGATTGTTGCTCCCAACGGTGAGAAGCATGTTGGTTACAAAGAGGTTTAACAACCACGGAGTACCATCAGAGCGACCGAAAGAAGAAATGCGTCAAGTAGAGACTTGATAGGTTTAAGTACAGTGATGTGCTTTACCAGGGACTCGTTCCAGAGAAAGCGAAGAAGGAAGGTGCTGATGAGGATGATGACTGTATACAGTATCATGAGCTTCACACGGTCTTCGGTCTTCTTTGTGGCGGCAATATCAAGGATCATTTATAATATAGGAACATAATATAAATGAGCCGTCGTCAGCCGCCACTGAGCGGTTCTGAACCCACCTTTACGAATAAGTACTGGGGAACGTCGATTGGTATAGGTAACAACAACTGCTACGCGTACGCTGTCGGTGATTACGAAAAGTATCGTCACCAGAAGAGTGTACCGGGAGATAGAAGTGGTCGCTCCAAGTGGTATCATTCGTACACGAACTGTAAAAATCTACCACAACGCGTCGTTTCTGACAATCCCAAAAAGGTCTACGTCGTCAAGGGAAACACGAGATGCAAGAAGGGGTACTACAAGGTCATGATGTTTGTGACTGGTAAAAAGAAGGTGACACCATTCAATAACGGTGACTTTCATTTTTACAAACAGCATGGCCTGGTGGAATATCGTCCAAAAGATGGAGACACAAAGACCAGCATCGCTAAGTTCTTCAAGGTGTCGACGCGTAAAATACCGACCGTCGTGGTGGGTAAGATTATGAAGATACGAGTGAATGTCTTCAGTCATAAGCGAGGTTGGGCTACTGGCCCTTTGTTAAAGGATGCGAAGGGGCAGGTCATCAAGGATCCTAGAAAGGCGAGTCGAAATTATGGCAGTTTAAATTACAATACGTATTGTAGCTCATTCTGTGTCAAGAACAAGGGGATCAATGTCGGCAAGACTCGATCCAATATCCGAAAGAAGAGCGTCTAGGTCAACGACATCCTCAACGTCAAATGATATATCAAAGATATCCATCACGTTGAATATCATATCGTCATTCATCGATATGACATTCGATGTCGCGTTGTAATTGTTCTCGACTGTCAGTGTAACCTTAAAGTTGGATACATCGAACACCTTTCGACATTCTGGACATGTATTCTTACCTTGTTCTTTCCACTGCTCTATACATTCTGAGTGAAACACATGTCCACATCGAAGTGGGGGATTGGTTCGGGTCATCCTAACCTGGTTTAGACATATAGAACACGTCGACATTTCCCTGGTTTACACAACTAAACTTTTTTTAATATATACCCGCAACCTTAAGGAGAGGCTTGTCACACCTTTGGCAGTTGCCATCTTCGGCGACAACCTGTTGGTTGGTCACGACATCGATGAGTTCGGGACCCTTGCTCTGGAGAAGTTGGCGGTACTTGTAGTTGTCGACGTAATCGACTTCATTGTTGGTCATGATGTAATTGTTCAAAAGTCGCGAGGAAGTGTTGATGGTGAAACACCTCCCGTCGGCCATACCAAGTCGTTGAGACATTTAATATAAAATTAGAAATTAATTTGGTTGTTGACAATTGTCTTTGTCCATGAATGAAAATCTTTCTTCTTCAGTTCCTGGATCAGGTCCTGGCATTTGTATCCCATGAAAACATCAAATACATCGGTCACCTGGGTAGGTGACACCCTGATGTTCTGACATTCATTGATATGGTGATTGATGATATTGTAGGCAAATGCAATTTCCTTGAGTGTCTCGGCACCGGTGATAATAACCTTCCCTGTACTGAAGATACTCGTCGTGATACGTTTCATATCTTCTGCGGGTTTGAACTTAATCTTTACTGCAGAGTAACGATCGGGTTCAAAGGATACCTCGAAGAGATCATCACACATCTCAAAGTGTCGGGCCGTGAGGTGGAGATTCACGTTATAGTTCAAACTGAAGTTTGAATTGATCATCACCACCCTGAAGGTTTCGGGGGACAGTTCATTTTCGAGACCGAGTACATCTTTGAAAAATATGTTCAGATTCTTGATGATACGTTGACAGTCGAAAAGATCGGAACAGCCAGCGACTTGGATGCTACCATTGGGGAAAATCTTGATAGACTTCGTACTGTAGGTATCCATATACGTCAATGTGACCTGGTTGTAAAAAGTCGTAGACGTCTTGAGACTCCAATTGAACGGAACTCCTGATTGGAATTTCTTCATAGACTCATCGGGATCAGCAAATAAAGACTTGATCTTCTCGATATCAATCTTTACTTCTTCGCTAAAGCCAGAAATCATCGTGATGGTCGTGATCTTTACCCAAGAAGGCATCTTGTTGGAGGGGAACGTACGCCTGAACTCATCGAGTGTCAGGAGGTACGAGAATGTCGTGTTTGCAACTGAATTGTACATGATGTATACAATCCATATAAAGGGGTGTACTTAGGTTAAAGAAATCATTGCTTTTTACTTTATGACTTCCATCCTCAAATCCGCCCACGTCATCCACGATGTAGAAGAAGATCGTTCCTACATCGAAGTTCTCTATTCTAAATATGTCAATGACGAAGGATACAAAACCTTCGTGGATTACCTAGATGCAGCACCGATCGGTGACTGGACCAAGATCGTATCCAGAACACAGGGTGTTCGTTACGAAAAGTTCATTGATACCATGATTGAAAAGAACGTGGAAACACGGCAGAAAATGGCAACCATCATGCTCGAGAATATACTGAGTTACGCCTTCAGTAACATCCGTACCCAACTTCGTCTCATGAATACAATCAAAATCCTGGACCCAACCTTCGATCCTCCGTACGTCAATAAGAGATGCTCTTGGCAAAGGGAGTTTGTGAGTACCTTTTGCAAAGATATCCTACCAGATGTCATCGAACGCTGCACGAATGTCAATCGCCTCGAACGATTCTTCAACGTCTTGAGATTAATAGAACTAGAACTATGAGGATCGCGACAGCGAGCATCCACCTAGGAAACACCCTCTTTCCCCGAACCTTTTCCACTAAAATCTTACCCTTTTTGTAATCTGTGAATCCCGTGTCTATATTCCTCTGAGGATACAAGGGTCTAGACATTGGACACAGTGGTTCCTTCTTAGGTCCACCCATGTACATACCCCGAGAATACAAGGGACCTTCTTCACGCACTTCAAACTGAGCATCCTGTTCGTCGGGGTATTTGAAACTGGAAAATTTTTCAACGCGACGAACAGTGCCTGGGCCTGAAGTGACAAAGGGGTTAACCTTGTTCATCAAGGCATCATCGTCGAGCATTCGTACACTCATCTTGATACTATGCTATATTATAATTTTTTGTCTTGATCTTCTGTTTATGTTCTGACCACATCTTATCTAGATCCACGTTCAACATGTGTGCGAGCTGGAACAGGTAACTGAATACGTCGCCCATCTCCATCATGACATCTGTCCCACGCTCCTTCTTCAGGTTCATCTTCTTATATTTCTTCTTATACTGTCGGATCGCAGACGCGAGTTCACCAAACTCTTCGGTGAGGAGTAGCCACACGGTGTCAACATTTACCTTGTCCCACCCCTTGGATTTGCAAACCTTCTCAGTCTCACATTTATAATAGTTAAGACTCATACTTACTCTACAAGCATGTATCAACTTTAATACACTTTAAGGATATGTCAGTAAAAAGAGTATGACCGGTAAACGCTATGCAGATCTATTTTGTGGTCTAGGTGCATTTCATACAGCCTTCGATAGGTTGGATCAGGGTTACCAATGTGTGTTTGCGTGCGACCTCGATGAAAGGGTAAGGAGAATCTATCATGAAAACTATGGCATCGAGCCACATGGTGACATCAATGCGATCGACATCGACTCTATGCCAGATTTTGATATCATGTGTGCCGGGTTTCCGTGTCAACCTTTCAGCATCGCCGGTAAAAAAGAAGGGTTCCGGGACCAGGTCAAGGGGAATCTTTTTTACAAGATCCTGGATATCATCGATGCCAAATCTCCACAAAAAATTATTCTGGAAAATGTAAAAAATTTGCACACCATTCACAATGGTGAAACATTTCGAATTATCATCTCGTCACTGGAAGATCGAGGCTACAAAGTTTCCTACAAAGTGTTGGATTCCAAACACTACGGATCTCCTCAATCGAGGCAACGTATATACATCATTTGTGATAAGGACACCAAGTACAAATTTCGACCCGTCAACAAGCCGATCACACCAGTGTCGACAATCATCGATCATACCGTAGAAGACTTCTTCAACTACGAAGAAAAGTATATTCTCAAACCCGCCAAGGGTCGGATGAAGTATACACTCATAAACAAAAAAACAGGAAAGGGTGGACGCCAGGGTGAACGCGTGTACTCCATCGACGACTACGGGCCGACGATATGTGCATCATCGGGTGGTCCGGGTTCAAAAACGGGTCTATACGAAATTGATGGGAAGATTAGAAAACTTACCATCAAAGAGGCACTTCAAATGTCAGGGTTTAGCCCGGAGTATCGTTACGGACCCAAGGATAACATGCTGTTCTACATTGGTAACAGTATCGTTGTCAATGTGTTAGATGAATTACTACAGGATATGTAACATCCAACAGAGATGGAACAATCTTGAACTGGATATCATTGGCACTCTTGCGTCCACCATCACCACCCTTGCGTTGAAAAGTAAACGACGGTC